CGTCCGAATCCCCGTTGCCCACCTCGGCCGCCGACAGGGAAAAGCACTTACGCATCAGATTGCGGACCGTAGCGCTCCAGGTTCCGTTCACATGACCGTCGGTTGTGGGGATAGGCACATTGACCAGGCACGCCCGAATGACCGGGTCGAGACACTGGATATGCTGCTCATTGCAGAAAGAGTCCAGGGAATTGCCGTTATACACATTGTAGCCGCTCTGGCAGGCGTTGTAGGCGCGGAAGCCGGCGGCATCCTTGCGGAGCAGTGTCACCTCGGCCTTGCCGTAGTGGTTATAGCCGAGCATGATGTACTTTTTGGCAACCCCATTCTCGTTGAGCTTGACGAGGCTGCCTGCTGAAAGAGCGCTGATCTTTTTGCTCATTTCCATTCTCCTTTACTGGTTGTTGATAGACGCGATCCAGCCGTTTCCGCATTTCGCGGATAAGCTGGTGCGTGTCGCCGTGTTTTGCATGGGCGCACCAGGACTGAAAGCTCTGCTCGATCTTCTCTTTCGAGATAAGACCGGCGGCGTAGTCCCGTTCCCATTTCTTGATCCGCCGCTTCATGCGCTTCTTGGAGGATTTACGCAGCTTGCGGACCGTTTTTCCGGTTCGGGTGAGATAGACATGGAAACCGCAGAAGTCGATGCCGTGCCGCAGCGGGAAGATTACCGTCTTCTCGTTCAGTTCATAGCCCAGTTCTGCGAATTTCACTCTTGCGGCGGCAAGCAGCGCCACCGCCTCCTCTTTTGTCTCAGCGATTGCATACCAATCGTCCATATACATCCCGGAGTCCGGATGGCCGAGATCCTGATTGATGAAATGAAGCACCTTGGATAGATAGAACACAACGCAGATATGGCTGGTCTGATGTCCCAGCGCCAGGCCCTTGTCAAGCTGCTCGATGTACTTGCCCAGCAGATAGCAGTAGCGCTCGTCGCCCAGTCTTGGGTAAACGGCAGCTTTCAGCTTTTCCTGGTCGGTCGACTCAAAGCATTTCCGCACATCGCCCTTGACCACCCAGCCGTCCGAATAATCCCATTCCTCCATGGGGCGGTACGGCAGACCGAGTTCCTGTCTACGCTGCTCGTCAGCGGCCTTTCGTTTGAGAAAATAGTGCCGCATCTGCTTTTCCATCATGTCCACGCCGTAGTGCTGCCCCTTTCCGGTCTGTGCGGCAAAGGCGTTGAACGGAATGGACTTGACCAGCGCCGGATAGATTACGTTGTCTGTCAGGTCGCGCTGTACGATCTTGTCGCGGAACGCCGGAGCGTTGATAGTCCTTGCCTTCGGCTCGTAGATCATGAACGAGTCCAGACCGGCGGGAAGATAGCCCTTGTCGATCTGCCGTGCGATCCGCTTCAGATTTTCGGTCTCGCTGCTCTCGAAAATGGCTTCTGCCTTTTTGCTCCGTTTTCCTCTTCGGGTCTTCTTGTATGCTTCATATAAAACGGGAGTGCTTTTGAACTCCTCGTATTTCATCACTTGCGTGCCGCTGATAGCACCGCTTCCTTTCTTGGGCCGAGGCGCGTCGGCATGATGTGTTTGCCCTCAAACCGGGCGGGAATTGGCCTCCTTTGGCTTGAACCTTTGCCTTCACCCTAAAAAGGGCTACCGGATCTCGGCATACTTGCCAGCCAGAGCGGGACGAGCGCAGTAGTTGCCGTTGTATACGTTGTTGTTGTTGACGCTCCCATCAGTGTTCACGTTGTACGCGTCGTTGTGGTCGCTGGAGTACGGGGAGCGAAGCCACCAGTAGACTGCACGATACAGGCCAATCCCCATGAGAATATCACAGTAGATGCCGTTCCAGTTCCCGGTCACGCCATGCCGCACACAGATACCGGACGTCCAGCGAATGCTGTATCCAGATGTCCGCCTTATGCTGGTTGATGCCGGGATAAGCTTTGGACGCTTTCAGCGCGTCGATAAGCTGCTCCAATGTCAGACAGAGCGCGATCACTTCGGTTTGCAGCCTCTGCCGCTCCTCGAATGCGCGGTGAAGATCCGTCGTGTTGGCAAGATGGCACTTCTGAAGAATCTCCATCGCCATGGTTTCAAGCCTCTGACCCGTTGGATACCTTCTTCGCCGCGGGATGACTTTTTCATTTCCTACGGCCTCCGAGGTGTAAATATAAAGATCTTTCGCACGGTTCAGAAGAATGAACTCTTTATCCGAGAACTTGGACATAAGTATCTCCGTTGCTTCCGAGGCTGCTCGCCGGCAGGGTCGTGCCGGTATAGGTCTTGTATGCCGATTCCTTCAACTCGTCGATCTGCGCCTGCAAATTAGCGGCAACATTGTCCGTAAGCTGTGCTTTCAGATTGGCGAACCAGACGTCGAAGTCATACTCCCACTGCTCAAATAGATCACTGATGTCGGCCGGGCCGGGAAGACCGGTCACGAACGGGCATTCCGTTTTGCCGATTACATTCTCGATGTTTCCGGCGTTAATGGAAGTCGCCCCCGCATTGACCAGAATATAAGCCAGTGCGTGCTGATGCACCTTTTCGGTGTTGGTCAGCGTCGGCTTGGACGGATCTGAGCCGGGATTTCCGCTGACGATCTTGATGCTGTTGGCGCGAGTAGCCGTTTCGGTATTCACCTCCAGCACGACTGCGTCGTACCGCTTTAAGGTCACGTCCGCAGCGGGGATCGTCAGCGGCATGGGAGCGTCGTTGTAGCTCCATGTGCGGTTGAACCATGCCTTGCCGGACTTCACAATGACCTGCATCCCGCTGCCGGGTACTGTGGCCAGAATATCGCCGATGGAGTCGAAAACGCCATCGGTGATCAGTCCGTCAAAAATGGATGAAAGTTGTTCGGCTGTATACTTCCTGTCCCCATTCAGGGAGTTGAAGAAGCCGTAAGTAAATGCCATACGATAGGACCCTCCTTAATTGTCGGTCTTTTCCGTAGATGTGAAGGTCGGGTTCAGCGACTCGCCGTTCTCGTCCTGAGAAATCACGATTTCCGTCACGCGGGAGGTAGCCTCCTGACCGTATTCGTTGACCACCTGCACCACATCGCCGATGTTGAAATCCTTTTTGTAGACGAATTGGCGGCTGCCGTCGATCTCGCCCTCAAAGGATTTCGTGACACTGTTCTCGCTTTTGGCAAGTTCCTCCTTGCCTTTCTGCTTGAGCTGCTCGTCATACTCGGCATCCGTCATGTAGGTTGCCTCCACCGTGTTGCCCTCGTCGTCCACATAAGAGGACTCCAGCAGCTTCGACACGCCGGCAGCGTCCGTAAACATCTCCCGACGGGAAAGACCGGTGCCGCCTCCATCGTCGTCCGTTGCCTCGGAAAGCACCCGCTCGGCTCCCTCACCCTCGCCGCCGACCAGAGAGACTGTCCGCAGGTTTTTGCTGGACTCCAGATAGTTGCTGGAGAGGATGTTCTCGAAATTCGGTGAGAAGATGACCCACGGATGGTTGCTCTGTGCGTACGAACGGTCCTCACCGACATACAGCTCAAAGACGAACCCGCCGCTGCCGTCCGGCAGAACGCGGAAGCCGATCTCTTTTTCCTCACAGAGCGAAAGAATGGCGTCGTACAGATTTTCTCCAAGAAACTGTGTGTCGATGGTAAGACCTGTGATGCGGGTGTCGGTCGAGGTGCGGAATACGAAATTCGGGATTTTGCGCTTGCTGTTGCTCGGCGCGATCACGTTCTCATTGAGAAGAGTCTGGATCGCGTCCTGAAAGTTTCCATTCAGGACCTTGTACCCCCAGATGACTCTGCGGCACAGGATGGATTCCAGCGAACGGCCCGTCACAGTCAGGCGATTTCCGTTTTCCGCGTCGGTATCCACCTGGATGTCCTCAATGATCATCATTCGGTCGGAGTCCTTGGTGACGAGATAGTTTCCCTCCTTCAGATAGGAAAGGACGCTGGTCTCCGCCGGCATATAGATCTCGAAATCCCCGTATCCTCGGTAGCGATCCGTCCAGATAAAGGACTGAAAGGTGTCCAGCACCGCAAGGGAAGCCGCATTTTGATCCAAGATCCACGCTTCCATGCTCACACACCTCCGTAAGCCTTTCGGTAACTGAAAGTCACCATCAGGTTCGTCTTGGTCTCAGCGGAATCCGTCGTAAAGTCAAAGATGTTGTCGCCCGGCGTGATCTGGAGCCAGTCCGCGTCTTTGGCAAGCGCGCTGATGATGTTGATGTAGAATCCGTTTCGCAGCAACCGCACATACTTGTCGCCTTTGATCGTGGAGATGATGATGTCGTCCCCGGGTGCGAAAGCGATGCCCGTGATCGCGGCGATTTTGTCGGTGTCGATTGCCATGGATTCCTTGGTGGTTACGTTGTAGAGGGTGATGTCCGATACCGTCGCCACCGGATGCAGTGTGATGATCAGTCCGGTATCAGAGTCGCCCTCATAGTTGATGATCGCTCTGGAGTCGATGCGGATAATGCTGAACTCGATCATAGGCTCCGTCACAGACTCGTTAGAAAACGGGAACTCGAACTGCGCCGAAGCGTCCATGAAAAGCGTCGACGAACCGGACGCATCGTAGAAATACGGGTCGGGGCAGAGAATAGAGATCTGTGCCGTTTCCGCTTCGCTGAAAATATCCGGTTCGTTCGACTCCACATAGCCCTCCGTCTGTACCTGCTGGTTATCGGTTTCGATCACCAGCTTCACCTTTCCCTTGACCGGGAAGAAGTGGTAGGTCTTCTGACGGCTGTCCTCAATGGTTGGCGCAAACATCATCGCCAGCGTAAGAACGATGTTGCGCTCCGTGGTTCTGGCTGAGGAATAGACGCTGCCGTCCATCGTTGCCAGCTCCGTGGTGTTGATGTTTGCCTTGCTCGGTCCCAGCCCCTCGATGGATTTCACGATGAGCCCGGACTCTTCTGGATTTGCCAATGTCAACTTCAGCGACTCGCCCTTGGGCGTTGTCACCGTGATCGCTTTGATCATGCTCTGCTCACCGCTCCTTTCAGCGCCGAGAACTGGTTCTTTGTCTGACGGTAGATGTCAAGACGGGAAAGCGCCTTCGGCGAATAGTTGTTCTGGGTAAAGGTGTAAGTGTTTCCGGCTCTGGAACCGTCGGCAGTGTCTGTGCCGCGCTCCTCCTCCGGTACCATGCCGATGCGGATGGTCGCCGCCTTGCTCTGACTCAGCAGAGAACTTAGGCGGGTCGCGCCGTGCTCCACACTACTCAGGTCAAGAACCGGGCGGATGGTGGGTTCGGCATCCAGATTGCCGTTGATAGCGTCAGACAGCTTGGAAACAATAGAGGTCGCTCCGGTCAGACTGCTCGTTGCCATATCGGCAGATTCCTTTTCCGCGCGGTAGGCATAGTCCCTCAGACCCTTTGCAAATCCAAGATCGGCGTACATACCCAGTTCCGCGAATTTCTTGGAGGGAGATGCCACCTCGATGGAAGCCATGGCTGCCGAATAAGCCGCCATCGCCATTTCCGCAGCTGCCGCAGCCGCCGCTTCAATGTTGCTCCGAATGCCCTGCACAAAGCCGTCCACCAGATACTTGCCACCTTGCACCCAGGTTGGGTACTGCTCATTGATCTTGGCAGAGCAAGTGGTTGCCAGCGTTTGCAGCGAATTGACCGCCTGCGGGGTGCCATTTTGAACGCCAGTCCCAATACCCTGCGCCATGCTGGTGCCGATGCCGGTGGTCTGCGTGATAAGGCCGCTGAAAGTCGACTGGACGTTGCTCTGATACGCAACCTGCACACTGCCCATTGCCGCCGCGACCACCTGCTGAACGTCGATGTCCATATTGGATGCCATGGAGTTGGGGTCCCAGCCGGAACGCTCCTGCGCCGCGGCCTTGATCTCGTCCATGGTGAAACCGAGACGAAGCAGATCGTCCTGCGACTCGTTGAGATAGTCGGCGTAAGCCTGAAAGGCGGTCCGGTTCCGCTCCACCTCGGTCTGCTGGGCGCTTTGCAGTTCTTCAGCAAGTGTAGCGAGGGAAAGCTGCTCCTGGATCAGCTTGTTGTAAGCCTCCTGCGTTTTCTCGCTGGTGGCTCCAAGCGTTTCCAGCGTATTCTGATACTCGCCCTGCGCCAACTGAACGCGGCTCGCCTGAAGTTCCAACTTGTTTGCCAGCAGACTCATGTTCATGGCTGCTTTTTCCGCGCTGGTGGCGTTGGGGTTCAGCTTCTCCCAGAGTTGGTATTCAAGGTCTGCCGTGGTGGTGTCAAGGCTCAGCTTGTCAAGCTCGGTCTTGAATGCGTTGACAATGTTCTTTGCCTTCTGTTCGGCGGCCTCTTCGGCGCTCATGTCGCTCTTGATGCCCTCGGCAATGCCCTGTACGATGTACCTACCGACCTCCTCACGGAATACGACAGAGGGCGAGTGAATGCCGAGGAAATTCCGGATGCCGTTGAGCAGCGTAGTGCCGAGCTGCTCCATTGACTCCTTTGCGCTCTTGAGTTTGTTCTGAACGCCGTTGATCAGGCCGTCCACCGTGTACTGGCCGAGAGTCGTAAAGACTTTGGACGGCGAGTTGATGCCAAGGAAGTTCTTGAATCCGTTGATGGCGTTCTGCGCTACATTCACGATTGCATCCTTGACTGCGTTCACGCCGCTGGAAATGCCCTTGACAAGACCGTTAATGATATGCCCGCCAAGGTTGACGACCGCCTCCACAAGCCTTGGGGTGTTCTCCTCGATGGCCTGTCCGAGTCCGTCAATAAAGTTGATGATAAGATCAAATCCGGCGTTGACCACCACCGGGATCTGAGCGGCTACCGCGTTGACAAATTCCAGCACCACGGAAACCGCAGTTTCCACGATCTGTCCAATGTTGTTACGGATTCCTTGCAGGAAATTAACGATGATGTCGCAGCCGGACTGAATGATTTGCGGAAGATAGCTTGCGATGGTGGAAAGAAGCTGCGTCAGCAGCATTGCCACCGTGTCCATGATGGCGGGGGCTGTTGCCTGAATGGCTTGCATCAAGGAGAGGATCACCGTCGTAGCCGCCGCGATCAACGCGGGAGCGGCAGACGCGATAGCCGTAGCAAAGGTAACGACGCCCTCCGCGATCTTCACCGCTACTGCTGGAATAAGGTCGGCAAAGCCGAGAACAATCATGCTCAGCGAAGCTACGATGCCGGTTGCCCCTGCTGCAAGGGATGCCGCCAATGCGGTGATGCCGACAGCCAGTGCGGAAATGCCTGCTCCGGCCGCCAGAAGTCCCGTACCGAGCGCCAATACGCCGACGCCAATCAGCGCCAGAGCGCCGGACAAGGCGAGAATGGCGGGAATAACGGGCGAAAGCACTGCACCTGCTACACCAATCACGGTGAAAGCGCCCGCCAGCGTGATAAGGCTCTTGGCGATCGCCTCGCCGCTCATAGCGCCCAGCAGACTCAGCACCGGTGCAAGGATCGCCAGCGCACCGGCCGCGACCAAAAGTGCCGCAGAACCGGCAAGCGTGCCGTTCATCAGGTTCAATGCCAAAGCCAGTTCGCCGAGTGCAATGCCAAGTGTCACCATGCTTGTTTCAACCTGATCCCAGGTCAGCTTTGCCAGCTTTCCGACCGAGTCGGCCACCAGTTCCAACGCCGCGCCGACCACGACAAGACCCGCGCCGACTGCGATGGTATTTTTCGGCATGACCTTCAGCGCAATAGCGATCTCAGCCAGGGCAACCCCCATACCTGTCAGCCCCTGTACAAGCTGACCGGGGTCAAGAGACCCCAGATCGCTGATCGCAGAGGCGAAGATCTTGATAGATGCGCCCACCAGAACAAGACCGGCTCCGATACCCACCATATTCTGTGCGCCGCTGGTGAATTTCGTAAAGACGGCAAGACCGCCCAGCACCGCGCCGAGACCGAGAAGCCCCTGCTTCATGTTCTCCCAATCCATGCCGCCGAGGTCGCTAACCGCGGAAGCCAGTATTTTGATTGCCGCAGCAAGTATAACGATGC